TCTATTTTACCGTCAGTCCATTCGTACAAATGCTCGCTGCTATTCGGTATAAACAGCTCGTTTAATGTCACGGTTTTTACCATCGACCGCAGTTCGCCTAACCGCGCGTGCAACTGAAACAGTTCGTCGCATTTTTTCATCACCTTATCGGATTTGTCATTAATGCACATTTTGGAATCCTGCTCCTTTTTGCTTACAGTTCGTCCTCCGCGCACGCCGCCGCCAACTGCGTCTCCTCCCCCAACCCCGCCTCCACCTCCACCCCCATTACTGCCCTCGCGCTTGATTCTTTCGTCATCGATGCGTTGATCTATCTCGTCGATACGCTCGGTAAGTTTTTCATTAAACTCTATATCCTGCATAATGTCATCAAACACGGTCACGGGGATATTGGCGGACTGCAGCGCAAATTTCGCCACTTTTTCCACATCATCAGTGAGATAAATGGTAGGACCATCCGTTAAAGTGTGAGCATCTGCCGTGGCAAAATAAATGCTGGAATTGTATATTCTGGCACGAGTCGATACCAGCGCATCGCTCAAGTTCTGCCACTCGTTCGGTTTTATATTCTCCAGAATATCCAGATAGTACATTTTTATGCTCGTCATCGTAATGTCCGTTATTTTACCCGCAAAGTATCGGAAAATGGAATACTTGGAAGAACTTACTGCCCCCATTTTATGCGCGGTGCAAATGAAACGCACCACCTCGCGCAGGTCAAAGTAGCGCATAATCGTTCGGTACTGCTTGCAGTGCGCAACGCTTTCTTTAACTAGATCGTAGCCGTCGCGCGCAAACAAGTAGTGCGGCAGTTCCACAAAGCCGTCCTTGTTTACAATGGGGACCGACTTCTTGCAGTCGTGGCTCACGATACTGTGCGTTTCACCCCCAGGAAATTTGCCGCGAAAATCGTTTAACGTGCTGCGAATCTCGGCTTCTTGCGGCAGTGTGGCCGACGAGAGTACAATATTCGGAATGATGTTTTTTGCCCACGTGTTGTGTATAATGGGATGATACGCGTGGTCCGCGTAGTCCAGCATAATGGTGGGTTCGTCCCAGTACATCACGAGCTTATCCAGCGGGTTGAACGCGTGCATGTAGTGCATTGCATACAAATAGGATTTTACGTCGCATATCATAAGCTCCACGTTGTCGCCCACGCTGTTGTCCACTTTGCGAATACCGCCCGTGCGCCAGTCGCGCGTGGCCTCCTTCGCCGCGAAATAGTGGAGACGGATGTCGTCAATGTTATTACACCCGAATGCAAACGCCACCTTCTTCTTCATAGTGATGGCCGACTTTGCCAGCGCAATTCCCACGTGCCGCGCGGCGCAGATAAAAATAACGCGAAACTGCTCAGTTATTCCCAGCGGCGACAGCGTCTTTCCGGTGCCTGTGGGGGCAATGTACAGCACCAGTTTCGGTTCGGGGCGTTTAATGATGGTAAAAAGCTGCTTCTGGTGCTCGTAGAGCTGCAGGTTGGCATACCTGTGAATGAATTCGTTGCGCTCCACATACGCGTATGCATTTTCTACAAAGTGCAGCGTGGTTTCGGTCGTGTATACGTCGGGTTCGTAATATTCGATCGCGTGCGATATGAACGACCCCACGTTGGCATTCAGGTGAGGAACGTTATTATTGAGTAGGATGGACAAGCTGTAATAGTAGTAGGTCCATTTTGAACGAGCTGCAGGCAGCCGATTGTATTTGTGCTCGAGCATCTTGTCAAACACGTCAAACAGCACATTTTCGTAAATGTTGGCCAATTGCACCGGGTCGGTCTTTATATTGTCAATGCGCATCTTGTCTATTTTTTTTATTTCTTTCGAAGTTCCGCGAATCCCTTTCCAAGACGCAAACACGTCCTTTAATGCCGGTTCTCTGGGACCCATTTTGGCAATGAATTCGCATTCAACTTTACGGTACCGTTTCACCAGATGTTCAATAGCCTGTTTATAGAATACGGAATACAGGTGAAAATGCATTTCGTCCGACGGGGTTATTTTTAAATAGCTCAGCAGCGATAGCTGGCTTGATTTGCTTATTAGCACATTCGAGTACCCGTCAATGATGAGTCGCATTATGTCCTGTTCGGATTGCGGCTCGGGAATTTCGGTGTAGTCCCACTCACTCTTTGTGAGTTTTACCTGTTTTGTGATATCGTCGTCATTTGGATTGGTATGATGGGTGCTTAACGCGGCGACTGCGGGAGCAGCTGGTAATGGTAATACTGCGGGAGCAGGACATTTCTCTGTGATTGCGTGATCGACGACGGTATCAGCAGTGGTGATATCACCAGCAGAATTGCAAAAAGCATTACTAATGCTGAAATCATTATTAAAAATAATATCATCGCTGTTCAATGCGGAACCGCTCATAAAAATCGACTATATTTTCGATCGGGATTAGCTATTAAATGTAGTAGCATCTATTTAATTGTATTTCGTTATATATTTTATGTTGCGGTGTTGTTAAAAAAATTGAATGCTAAAATCATAATGGAATACTTTGTGCAGAGCCAAGCTACTTACTACAACAACGAAATAATGCGCGACATCTTTAACGGATACACTACCGGAACCAGGGAATGGACCTACGACCGCAAACGATTCGGCGAAGGCGAGTTTCGTTCGACGTTTGAGCATCTTCTTCCAAACGATATCATTCACGATGCGGCTGCGGCATTTCTCGCGGTTACACATCTCGACGTTTTACTGTTCTCGGTGCCGATGAATCGGAGCCACCCTGGACTGCAGCGCGATGTTATATTCATTCAACGCCTTGATTCACAATACTGGAACATGTTCAGCTTCATGAGTTTCTACGACCACCGCGATCCATTGAATCGCGTATTTGAGGATGCGCATTCGGGCGCATTGACCGAGTATGACATCATCGATCTTCTAGAGCCTGCCAATGAAATGCACCAGCGAGCCATCATTGATACGTGGTTTGATATCAACAATTGGTTCGAGATTCTTCAGTCGTACGATCTTGAAAGTCTCGGCGAAATCGAAGATATCATCAACGGTCAAATGCCAGAACCGCTAAACGCCGCAGCCGATGAATTTGTTCCCGAACTGATCCCAGCTCAACTGGAACCGGAGCCGGAGCCGGAGCCACAGCAACTGCAACAGCAACAAGTATTCGCTCAATGGAGTGTGCTGGATCTTCTCTAGAGGACGACAATGGCCCAGACAAAGGAGTGCCAGACAAAGGAGTGGTGCGGGGAAAGGAGGGGTGAGGGGAAAGGAGGGGTGCGGGAACCATTGGTTCCCCGTGTGTGTGTGTGTAATCAATAAAAACTAACTTTTTAATTTTTAATGATCTATCCCCAAATTTGATGTTCTTTTGATAAACTTGCATCGTGGTGAAGAGAGAATGTTTTGTTCTCGGTAGAAAAGAAACTCGGATAGAGAATGCTCCAATCTAGCCCGTGGTCCAATAACCCCAGTTTGGTATAGATATACCCGATCAACGCACTGCAAAAGAACCTGCTTGTTTTCTGCGGATTCGGGTCTTTTTTGCAATAGGCCTCGATCCAATCTGTGACAATGACGTCGTACGGTTTATCGTAAACCACGCCGTGTATTTCTCTCAATCGGCCCATATTGAATATCTTCCGATACTCTTCGTTCGTTTTAAACTCGATTCTCCGCGAGTATATCTTCCCTCCATACGTTTGGATGAAATGATCAAACGGGATAAACTGAACGCCGAACTTTTTCGTCCTGTCTTCCGGATCCGGTACGTCAGATATACCCGACGTCCACACGAACGTGCCCTTTAATGGCACGTCGGTGAATTCGGGATCAACCACGATCATTCCCACGTGAGAGAAATCGCTCTTGGTCATAAATTTGATAACCCAGCTAAATAGCCCCCACGAATTGTATTGCAGATCATCGCATAAAAGCAGGTCCCCGGTTTTTAACGTTTGTTTTAGTTCTTCCATCTATTTTATATATATGAAAATAAAATTTTTATTTCACACCACAAAAAATTGATTTAAATATAGGTTTACAGCATATTTGTAATAACTCGAACATCCCAACAATAATTAATATGTCTTGGGCAAGTATCGCGAAACGCAATACGGTCGCTTCTTCTGCTTCTTCTGCTTCTTCTGCTTCTTCTGCTTCTGCATCTGCGCAGGTACCGACATCAGTGAAAAAACAACCACAGCCACCACAACAGCCACCACAACAGCCAACGATATATGATATATCGGTCGAAAGAATCGCGAAGGAAGATGAAATCAATATGAAGCCTTTATGTTGGATACTTCAACGCCCCAACTCGAAAACGTGCTCCCCATTCATTACGGATGAAGCACGTTGGGCTTGGGACCAGAATGAATATGCAGAAAATCAGAAATATTCGAAAGAGGTATACAAAACGCGCCTGGCCGCTTGGCGCGAAAAAAATAACTGGCACCTTCCACCAAACAAGCAAACCATTACAGAATTCGAAAAAACGCTTGGATTCTTTGAATCGGGCGGAAGAAACGGAAAAGATAGAACCGATAATGATCCGCCAATTTGCTACACAATCCCAAATTGTTACGAACGCGACATTTATAGCCAAGCGAATTCAGACGACAATCTAACCGATTTTATGTGGTGTCTGCTTCATTCCAGGTCAGAAGAACTGGCCGGGTGCGCAACAGTTCGTGATTTTAAGACGCTATTCAACGGCGTTATCAAGCTGGAATTTCCGTACTACGTCGTTGATACAAGCAGCAGCAGCAGCAGCAGCAGCAGCACATTTAAGCATGGCGCGAAGAAGAAGACGAACACGAACCGTGGAGTTAACCCGGAAAATATTCTGTGGCTACTTTCGCAGAAGGCCAACGTATTTCCCGGATGTCGTCGTCGAGGAACCCCGCGCTGGACAAAAAAGCCTGATACATACCCGCGTGATGCAGATGCAGTTTATACCAAAAATATGGTATTCAGTATTAAATTCGGACCTGAAGGAGGTCGCGACGATGCCGGAATATGTATTGTCTCCCAAATGAAAACGGGCGGAGACGATTCCAAAATTCGCTGGCTGCTTACCGCGAAACAGATGCGTGAAATGCAGCGCGTGGAACTTGTTCCTGAGGCAAATTATTTTGAACGCCACGACGGTTGGAGTAGCGACGACTACGGCTACTACTGCTGGGATTGATGATTGGTGATAACCCAAAAAAAATTAAAAAGTGTGGTTTTATTTTTATTTCTATAACAGACACGACACACACGACACAGACACAGACACAGAGACACCGGTTACCTGGTTGCAAACACCGAGTCAGATGGATTCAAATCGATGCGCGTGATTGGACCTTTCTGGAATTCGTAGTGGTATCGATACAAATTCGAAAACGCTAAAACGTTCATCATTTGCCAAGCCGCGCGCGAAATGCTGCACAATGTTTCAAATGGTGTTGCGATGGTTTCGATGGAGGAAGACAATGAAGAGAGCGACTCGTGAATTGCTGCAAACAATGTTGCGTCAGTAGATGCAGTGCAATCATCTAACTCCGATAACGCTGCCGTGCGAACGCCGAGCGACGTGCACAAGGTAATGAATCTGCAACGTATGTCATTTGCCGAACTCAGAAGCCGAGCGGAATGATTCTGTTCCGATGTGAGCATTTCTTCCTCTTCCTCTTCTTCCCCTTCTTCCCCTTCTTCCCCTTCCTCGTCTTCATTTTCTTCTTCGTCGCGCGCCTTTTGAGATTCCAGATCTTCCGGCTCTTCGATGTACCTGTCCGTGTTGTCAAATGCCGTCTCGTGAAACTTCGTAGTCACGCTGGTAATGAATGCGATCGTGCGACGGCAGAATCTCAGTTCCTTGAGCATGATTTCGGCGAGTGCCGCGACATTGACATTGCCGGCCTCGTCGGTTTCGATATCCGAAAGTGGAAGTTTTCCCTGCTTCACGTTTGCGCGAATCTTGATTGTATTTGAAACCAGCGAGAACCGAATCGCATCAAGCCTACTTTTCAGTTCTGGCTGTTGGTTGATGGATGCGGGATAAAGATTTGAACGAAGAAATGCGAACATTTGATTGATGCCTGAGACCAATACATAATCATTTTAATTTCGAATCAATTTTTTTATCGTTCAAAAAATTGAATGTAATGTTCATTGATTCATAGTATACTCTAAATCAAATGCTACCAACAACGACGACGACGATGACGACTACGACGACTCGAACTAGGAAGAAATTCTGCAAATATTGCTGGGACAGAGGTCTTCCCGCCACCGACTGTTTCTCACATTTCGTCAAGGATCGAAAGGGTCCTGGCGGAGTTATTGTTTGCCCGACACTGTTGGGCGATGATTGTATGCGATGTGGTCTGCGCGGCCATACGCCCCGGTATTGCACTTCGACAGCACCGCTTCTAACCACCAACTGTCCGGATCCGTCAAATATCGATCAAATGCGACTGGGATTATTCCGCCTTATTAGTTATGAGACGTGGATTGAGCCAATTCCGCCGCATTTGCGCGCGCAGCATACCAGATGGAAAATGTCTCACGCTTTACAGCGCCGCCGCCGCGAAATGGATGAATCCCGGTACGAATTGCGTATAGAGTGCGATATGGACACGGACACCAACGAAGAAGCGCTCGCATTATGCAAATGGTTCGGCGAGAATACCGGGGCCAGGGTTCACGATTCATACAACGATTTTGAACTCGAAATTCTTGCAAAATTCGATGTTCATATTGAACTTATCAGAGAACATTTTCCAAACGGGTGTGATAATCTTACCAAGGTTGAACGTGCATCTCTTCGGGACATTATATCCGCATCATGTGTCGCGATCTACAGCTGGACGGATGAGAAGGGAACGAAGACGTTTCACGTATACAGTGATTCGGATTCGGATTCGGATTCGGATTCGGATTCGGATTCGGATACTACGGCGGCGACCACGACGATCGAATCCAAGTTTTCGATATCAAACTACCAATCGCGCGTTCTGGCCATACTCAACGATTCTCAACACCCACGACGAAAATAAATAATAATAATAATAATAATAATAATAATAAAATAATAAAATAAATAACAATATAAATGATGTTTTTATTTATTTTAGACATACTTGCAAGTGCAACGCTACATATCGTGACAAGTTGCGGATACTGGGTTGCCTGTAAAACTTCAAATGGTGCATACTATCTATACAATAAACTTAGAATAGTGCAGCAGCAACCACCGCCGCCCGAAAGTAATACAAATAGACATATTTTAGAGATAGCAGATACAGAGTACGTTCTAATCACCAGGGAAGAATATAATAGAATGTTGAACGATCGGAGCGGCGAGTGAGTCATTAATTAATAACACCACCAAAAAACCCAAAAATTGAATTATGCTTATGATATAATGTATATATACGAAAATACAAATAAAATAAATGACATCTTCTGCCGAGTACGTTGATGCAAATCAATATATCCAATCGCCAAGGGTTGCTGAACTGAATGTCACCAGTCAAACTGTTCACGAAAAATTGTGGCCACTATTTGAAAAAATGCTTGCGATGCCAGGTGAAGAAGATCGACGTGAGTGGATTTATGCATCCGCTTTCAAATATGCTGTAGGATTAGTCAAGGATGAATATAGGACCACAAATGAAGGCATCAAGGCAAACACTAGGTTTCAATACGCGATGTGCTTCTACTTTATAATGTATATTCATCATTGAATTATCAATCAAATTTGAATGCAGTTTGGAGTTTTAAGCATAACGACCTTACCCGGAGTATCGGTTCGACGCACGTGTTTTGCGAGCAGGTAATTCACACCAACTTCGCGCAAATTGCGAACTCCCGGTGCAGCGCGGTCTTTCACTAATGTGGCCGTGCGGCGAATTACGTCGGTACTAAATACGCCAGGTTTCGTCGTGTTCACAACAATTGCGTGCGCGCTGGGAAAATCTTTCAAGTGAAACCACAGAGCGTGCTGCGGCGCGCGTTTCACGAGCGAATCATTTTCGGCCTGATTTGACCCCACCCGAATTGCATAATCGGCGTTAAACACTTCAGTATACGTTGAAGGTGCCAGTACCCCGCCGCGCAGGCGGAGAACCAGATGAATTGTGGCTTCTTTTTGGATATTGTAATCCAGTAATGTGCGCCCGTCTTCCAGCTGTTTTCCTGCATAAATGAGCCGCTGCTGGTCGGGTGGAATACCCTCCTTGTCCTGAATTTTTGCCTTAATCGCATCGATCGTGTCGGTCGATTCGACTTCCAGCGTAATTGTCTTTCCTGTGAGAGTTTTAACGAAGATTTGCATTTTTATTTTATTATATTATATATATATTTATATTTATTTATATTTTATATATTAATCCATAATAATGAGTACTACTACTACGCTCAAAATAAATTATTTGAATAGTTCGTGCGAATTGTGCGAACTCGGAAGAAAATACGACACGGATAAATCATCGCAACGAAATAATGTCACAAATACTCGACATTGTCATCCATATACGTTATTTTACGATGGCTTGTTTAAAAACAAAAGAAACGAACCTTTAAAAATAGCGGAGCTAGGTATATTGGACGGCGCTTCGCTGCTGATGTGGAGGGAATATTTTACAAATTCGGAAGTATATGGCTTTGAATACGATGCCCGGTTAATACGCAACTTTAAACAAAAATTCGACAATAGCCGAATAACGTTGGAAGGTATAGACGTAACCAACGCGAATAGTATTAAAAATGCGTTTCTTGGAATCAACTCGCTCTACGACATTATCATTGAAGATACGACCCACCAGTTCGAAGATCAGATCAGAGTTATTGAAAATGCGCACCACTATTTAAAACCAGGCGGAATAATGATTGTTGAAGATATTTTTAAATCGTACAATGAAGGCGACTATGTAAGAAGCTTGGCACCCATCCTGAACGAATTTCAAGATTACTATTTTATAGAACTAGACCATGTGAATAAAAACTCGACCGGGTGGAATAATGACAAGCTATTTGTTTTGGTAAAGGGCGGAGCCGCCCCCATTTTTAAATCCACAAACAAGCTCACGATAATAACACCATCGTACCGAACTTGCAACCTGGTAAAAATAAAAAAAAGTATCGATTTCGATTATGTGGACGAGTGGATCATCGTGTATGATGGCAGTAAAATAACCGATAATCCGAACTTATTTGCAAATGAAGCGGGTGAAGAAAATAACAAAATTAAAGAGTACGTATATAGCGGTGAAGGTATATCAGGAAACCCGCAACGAAATTACGCTTTAACTAAAATCGCAAACCCGGGTACGACGACGACTACGACAACATTACTATACTATTTGGATGACGACAACGTAGTTCATCCAGACTTGTACAGGTTATTGAATATTATTGATAACAATAAAATGTATACATTTAACCAGCACAACAGGATAAATGGCAACAATATAAAAATTGGCGGCATCGACACCGCCATGATGATAATACCGTATAACTTGTGCCGCGATGAAAAATGGATAGCGGATAAATACGACGCAGACGGTTATTATATTACCGGTTGCTATAACATCAATAAACGCAATCACGTGTACGTAAACAACACATTGTGCTATTATAATAAACTTTCTTAGAGTTAGTTAGAATTAGATTTATACCCTAAATTCTAAATTAATTAATGCTTGGTACCGCGTGACGGGCGTAAATTGCTGACCGGTTTTTGATGACATATCTGATCATGGCATTTGCGGGATCCGGTGCGGCAACGTTGGGTTTAACGTGAGGTTTTGTTACAACGCAGCGTTTATTGTGACATCTACGAGACCCCTTTTTGCAGCGACGCAGAGCGACACTACCATTTTGGGCAAGTTTGCGTGGCATTTGAATGATTGGCCAAATATTATATTTATTTGCTGCGTGCGAACTGCCTAACTAACTTGAATGCGTGGTATTGTATGACCCGCAATCGACGCATTTTATCGCCAACGGATGATAACGTAATTTGTTTGATTTTCCGCAGTCGTTGCATTTAACATTAATTAATGTTGTCATAGCTTCTCCCGTGTCAATTTCGCGCACCAATGCATCCATGCATTCGTTATACATTTTCAACGACTCATCGCACAGCATTGTTTTCCGGCAGATTGGGCACCCTATATTTTTCTTCATCCACTCATTCCTGCACCCGACGTGGATTGCATGACCGCACGGAAGCGCTGTGCACGCTTCGCGCGATGTAAACAAATCGTTCAGACAAATGCAGCAATCAGCATTGAACATTTCTCTGCGGCATTTGTGATTATCTCTCAGTTTTAAAGACAAGCACATATTGCATTCATCGCAGTGAAACACGTCGGTCAACCATCCAACTCGACATATGCCACACTTATCGCAATGATAATAATTATTCGTCTCGTGCGTGTCGTACAATCGACACACCTCGCAAAAATATTCGGCAAATTGCAGCCCGCATTCGTGGTTGATGCACCGGTTAGAAACGTCTTGCTGCAGTGCGCATTGATTGCACTGAATTCTGGTTACTTTAAACCGATCTATCGGATGGTCGTCATATTTCTCATCGTGGCATATCCGACAATTTACCACATTGCCGCAGCAAGGCGCTACGAATTTACACCCGCGATTATAGTGTGGGCATTTTTCCATTTATTAATCTGTTATATTAATTATTATTAATAATTATTAATAATTATTAATAATTATTCTAAGTACTTTGCATTTTTATTTCTACATTATTTTTCATTTCATAAAAAATTGATTTTATTCTGATATATTCCATTTGTACTGCAACTGAATAATCCAACAACAATCGATGGCAAGACAACAACCGAAATTTTATACCATCGTTTGGTACGGTGAACGATTCTACGCTGCCGCGGATGTTGACGCTGAACTTCGGCGCGCTTCGCACGAGTTGAAACATATCACTTCGCAGTTGATGGCCGCGCGTTTAAATGTTGAGACAATTCAAACTATTTACAACAAGGGCAATAACAGTAATAACGGCATTTCGTCAGAATACTGGACCGCAGTTGCAAATGATGGCACTGCAGAGTATTATATTGAACCCAAATCATACACCACTTCATCGATCGTACAGGAAAACGGTACTAGTTCATCAAGTCCACGCAGCACTTGCAGCGGCAGCAATCGCAGTTCCGGGTGCGGTGGAGGAGGAGGGGGAGGAGCTAGAGGGCGCACAATTGGAAAACGAAATCAGGAGTTTTACATACCTCACGGCGTACTTTTGTCGCATACTACTACGGTACACGCCGACGACAACGACGGCGAAGGCGACGAATGGATCGGTCGGTACGATAAGGAGTCCAACAAAATCATTCGCACTGTCAACACCGATGTCAACACCGATAACGATCTTGACGAATACGAAACACTGAAACATTTCGCTCAGGAGCACGATCGCGTAATGTGGCAAATGTACCAAGAGCGCCACAAAGGAGAAGGGGTCCAAGAGTATCGCGAATGCAGTACCCCCAACGTTTGGACAAACCCGCAGTTCAAATTTTACAACACGGTTTCGCTGAAATGGGAACCGCTAAGCGCTCTGCGAACCGACGCATAATTAATTATGAAAATGATTTAATAATTTAGTTATATAAATAAATAAATATTTAGATAATAATCATATGAGCGCTCTGGATTCGAACCGACTGGGACGGTCCCGCTCCGGCATTTTATTGAAAAGAGACCTTGCATAAATAAAAATGCGCGCATTGTGCGGCGGCTGCATTGACGCCATATGGAAATATCGATGCTCGCAATCGTCGTTGGTGCGCCCATCGGTGTCGCATCCAAGTAGCTGGGTCTGTTTTTTTAATATTTCATCGGGATAGAAACTGACATCGATATCATCGCTGTATCGCAGATCTGATGACAAGTATATGCTGGACCGATACAATGCAAATCCATTGAATGCGGAATACACCGGAATAAGCACGTTTTTATTCGCGCTCACCACAGCGTCATCGATTATCGAGTGAAATGCCGCGCGCATCTCCTCGCGAACATCGTACCAGCTTCGTTTGAAATGAAAAAAACTGTGAATGAAGGGGTCAAATGATAGCGCCCAAATGTCATAGTACTGCGCCTCGCGCAAAAACGAAAGCGAATCCCAGTCTCTTGCGCACGCCATCGCTTCTCTTAATATGTCAACACTTACGGGGCCGATGCACGCGTAATCGTTCGCGTCCATCATTGCGAAATGATCGTAGATCTCATTCGCTTCGTCGCGCAGGGCGCGCATCCGATTCAAAAACGTGTTGCGTGCATTGCCAATATTGCGCTGGCGAACGGGTGTTGCTGGGTACTGGTTCTGAATCATTTCCACGCTGTTCGGCGGCAAATGATTGGCGAAACTTGTAAGCATCGCATACGCGGTATTGTTGCCATTATTTGATCCGTCACCCTTTTCGTATATTGCGATTACCTTTATTCGGTCAAATATTTTTGATTTGTGGATCGTATGCAAATTGGTTAGTACGTAAGGCAATCCGTTTTCACTTTTATATATGCATAAACATACGCATAGTGACGACGACAACGACGACGACGACATTTGTATTTTGTATATTGGTTCATCGCATATGTTTTAAATTACTTTTCGGCATATGTATGATTATCGCGGCGCGTTGCCGCTTAGCAGTTTTCAGCGCGATACCGCGTTTTGAAAAACATTTACGTGTTCCACGTTTGCATACCCTAAATTTTGAGGTGTGTTTATATTTTCTAATAACATACGGCATAATATAATAATATGAGTTTTTTATTTAAATATAATTTAAAATTATATTCTATATCAACACATAATTCA